GGCCTGCGTCAGGTCGGGGAATTCGGCCAGCCCGTCCACACCCGGCGCGTCCACGCCCAACTGCTTATATAGCTGGGCGCGGTGGCCTTCGAGTATTTGCGCGGCAGCGCGCAGTTTCTGCGCGTCGCCCGAACTCATCAAGCGGGCAAATTCCAGATACTCGGCGAAATCCTGTGGCGTCACGCCCGCGCTGGCGACCACTTCGCGGATTTCGGTCAGACTGGTTTGCGCCTCGCGCCGTTCGGCAAATATCTGGCGCATCCGCTCGCGCCCGCGCTCGGATTTCACACCCGCGAGAAATTCGGCCTCTTCCGCGTCTTCCGGCGATTGCGCCTGCCCGTCGGGTTGCGGCTCACCGGGCGCGGCAGGTTCCGCCGACGGCTCCCCCGACGCAGCATCACGCGGCAAGAACCGGCCATCGGGACCGCGCTGGCGTCCCTCACCCGCTGCTGCGGGCGGCTGTGCTTCGGGTTGTGCCTCGGGCTGTGCTTCGGGTTGCGCGCCGGTCAGATTGTCCAGAAACGCATCCAGCGCGGCGGGTTGACTGCCCTCGCCGCCATCCTGCGCGTCAATGTCCGCACCCTGCGGGTCTTCAACCGGCGCATCGTCGGCGGGCAGGTCTTGGTTCAGGTCAGTATCGTTCACATCAACGTTCATATCATGCTCCAGGGTAAATAATCAGGCGGGGACGGCGGCATCGGGCGGCGCGGGCTGTTGCTGCGCCTGCGGTTGCGCCGGTGCATGTTTGGCAGGCAGAAACTGGTCCATATCAATCCGGTCATCAAAGCGTTTCAACGTCTCGCGCAATAACGCCTCCAGCGGCCCATAATCAATGCCCTGCGCCGCCAACTGCATGATCTGTGTCACCAGCGGCTGGATGACCGGCAGCGCCTGCGCCCAGGTTTCCTGCGCCTGCTGTTTATCCGGCGCGCCCGTGGAACCGGCCACGATGTCGATTTCCACCATGTCGTAGACCTCATCACGCGAGAGCTGCGGCCATTCGTAGGCGCGCTCGACAATCACCGGCGCGGGCATGCCCGTCATCGGGTCAATCACGATTTCCTCACGATTCGGCCCCGTGTAGCGCTCGACCTGCGCGGGCGTCAGTTCCATCAGCAACACCTGCGCCGCGTAGTTGTAGATTTCCGCCAGCCAATCCTCGACCTTGTCGCGAAACTCCGCCGTGCGACCGGCCAGCGACTGCTGCATGATGCCGGCTTCGGTCGCCGTCTTGGGTTGCACAACGGTGCTGCGCATCGCATCCTGCAAGCCCGTGACCTGTTCCCAATCCTGGCGGATCAGCCCGGTGTCGTAGTCGGCGGGATTCACGGGAATCGGCTGCTTCGGCACGATGACCTGATTAAGCGGCTTGCCCTCGGAATCAATCAGCACCACCTCGCCCAGCAGTGCGTCCACGTGGCGCTTGAGCGTTTTCATGTTGGTGTCGGCGGACGCAATCCAGCCGGGCCGGTTCAGTTCGCGGTGCGCGGCGAACTTGTCGCGCGTGCTGTTGTGCTCGTCCTGCAATTTCTCGGTCAGGTCTACCAGGCACGGCGCGACGAACTGGCCGTCGAGCACGGCATAGGGCAGCACGAAAAACGGATACCAGCGGTTGCCCACGCGCGGCGGCGAATACGATTGCCGCACAAAAAACTCGCAACCGTCAGCCATCGTGTGGACGCGCTGCGCCACACGATCCCAGATTTCGATGATGCAGATCATGTCGTCGTCGCACGTCTTGCCGTCGTTTTGCGCATCCATCGCCAACGGTTGTTCGTCGCCGGGTATCTGCACACCGCCCAGCCCGTCCGGCTTGAACGCCTTCGCGCCGCTCAAATCGACCCGGTAGCGCGCTTGTGCCGCGCCGCGCTTCATCGGCACCAACTGCGCCAGCCAGTCGGCGTGTTCGTAATCGTAGAACTCACACACCGCCGGGTCCATCAGCAGGTTTTCGGTCAGTACCCGGTCTATCACCAAGCCCTCGGAGGCGATGACCTCTGACTGCTCCTCTACGCCCGCGACGATTTCGCGCAGTTCCTCGCCATGCAATTCGGCCTGGTCGCGCGCCTGCGGGTCCTGCACCTGCCGCACGCCTGCATCGAGCGCCAGAATGTTGTCCTGCGTATCGGGGATGCGCTCGGCGATAACCGGGTCATCCTCGATGTCGCGCTGATACGTCACTTTCAGCACGCCCAGGTAGCTGACCAGCGCCGAAATCACCGACATCTTGGCGCGCCGTTTCAGATTGGCGCGCTTGGTCTGGCGGCTCAACACCGTTTGCAGCGTCTCGCAAAAGAGCTTCGTGTCGCTGTTCCTCCAATTGCCCGTCACCGACACGTCCGGGTTGCGCGCGTAAATGTTTGGCAGCGTGGCTTGCACCGTGCTGAATATCAGATTGGCGCGCGGGTCAATGAACCGCCCGGTTTTCGGATCCTGCTGCCAGTTGAAACCCGCAACCAATTTTCGGTTGTGCTCGATGCGCTTGTGCAGCTTTTCCCAATGCTTGCGCGCCGCCGCTATGTTGCGCACCCACTTGCGGCCCAACTCGGACGGCTCAAGCTTTGCCAACTCACCGGGCGCGGACGGCTCGGGCTGCGGACTCATATCATTCATGGTAGGCAATCCTGAAATTTCCATCCGCATCAGGATACGTACCCGCTTCGGGGTCGGCGGATTTTTCTTGATTTTCATCTTCCGGCGCGCGGCGACGACGCATCACGCCATAGCGCAGCGCATCCCAGGCGTGATCCTCGGCGTCGCTGTTCACGTCTTCCGGGTTCAAGTCGTCGGGCGGCAGCGCTGGCACCGTACGAATCAGGTGTTTGCAGGTCTTGAACACCTTCAACTGCCCTTCCGATAGCAGCCGGATAATCTCCTGCGCGCCATTGACGCGCGAACGCGGGCCATTCCACGCTTGCTGCCAGCGCACGCCCGCGTCCCGGAATATCTGCCCAATTGACCGGTCAGCGCCAATCTTGGAAAAAATGCTCGGGTCGGCCAGATTCTGGCGGTATTCGTAGCCCAACCGCGCATCATGCTTTTCCACCGCCTTGATTTTGGCAGCGACGGCGGTGGCCGATTCCCGCGTGCCGACGTTTTCGCCCTCGCCCGCACCGTACAGTTCGCGCCAGACATAGATCACGCCGTCATGGTCCATGGCGAACCAATACACGGCGTAGGGGCGTGCAAACCCCCAATCCATGGACTTCCAGACCTTCCACGCGGGCGGGATGGCAAATGGCTCAACCACGCATTGGCGCGCGTCCCACACGCCTTCCAGAAAAGAACCTACGTGTATGTCCCAATCGCCATTGAGCCAGGCCCGGCGACGGTTGATATCGGTCAAGCCCATGAACGTCGCGCGGTAATCCGGCTCGGCGGCGAGCAATACTTTGTTTTCCTCAAGCTCGGAATGGATGGCGACGCGCTCGCGCTGTCCGGGTTCGCGGATCACCACGCCCGCAGGTACGCCATTTGCGCCTAGTCGAAAGCGCTCCTTCACCGCAGCATGGCCGCGCCCGAACGGATTGCACGTCGCGCGCACCATGCGCGGCACACCCGGATGCGACGAGCGGCAGGTAGACATCATCGACAGATAAAACGCCAGGCCCGCCCAATTGGTCAGCTCCTCAAACCCCAACCACGGGTATTCGTGGCCGTGATAGTTCCAGTAATCCTCCTCGGTCGCGCCATAGCGCAGCAGCAACGCCTCGCCCGTCGGCCAGGTCCATTCGTAGGCCGACTTGTTGAACTGCGCATCCGGGAAAATCAGACTGAACCAGCGGCGCGACTTCGCCACCACGTCGGACAACTGCGGATACGTCAGCCGAAACAGCGCGCCGCGCCAGGCCTGCCCGAATCCCCGCCCGACGTGCTGCGCAAACGACATCAAGAGCGCGTCCGTCTTGCCCCCGCCACGGCCACCTTCGAGCAGGCATTCAAAAACCGGACACGTCAGAAACAGCCCCTGCGAACCCGTCGCCCCGCCGTTGGGTTTCCACACGTCCATCACGATTTCTCACTGGAAGCGGCCAGTTTTTCCCAATCCTCGGTAGACATCCCGGCTGGCACTACCAGCACACCGCCAGGCAAGCGCACGCCGCCCGTCGTGTGATCGATTGAAGCAGGGGATTTTCCATACGCGCGATCCAGTAATTCCGTCGCCGCCGCTACGCGTGTGCGCTCCATCTCGCCCTCGTGCATCAACTGCACCAACACCGCAATCGCATCCGCCCCATGCTGCTGCGCCAGCGTGCGAACC